CCCCTCGATCGGGCCAAGACCGACCGCGAACAGATCTCCGGCGGTCATCCCGCGCGCACGCTGCAACGCCAGCCAATCCGGGTCAGACAGGCCAAGGACAGCAGCCATCATTACGCCGATCCTGTTGTCCACCGCGTCTTCCGAATCCGCCAACTTTTCGAACAGAAGCGGGAACGGGTCAGGCAAATCCTCACCCTTTCCCGGCTCATCCATAAGCATCGACGTGATCCTCATCTGATGGGCTGCCAGGCGTGCCCCATCCCTGTCATTGGAGGTTCGGGCTCGTTCGGTCTTGGTAAAACCGCCCGATGCTATGCTGCGCCAGATGTCAGACCACTCATTGGCCGGGTCATTCAAGGCGTCCGCGATTTCCCGCCCGATAAAGTCGAGCGTAAATTCGATTGCGTCATCGGTAGCGACAAGGCCTGCCACGATATGGCTTTCGCCGGTAACAGGATCCTTCTCAACCATTCCGGCTGAAATGCCCCACTCAATGACAATCTCTGTTATCCCGCTTTCGGCAAATGACCGAAGCTCCGGCTTTTCGTTTTTCGCTCCGTCGGTAAACACAGCGATGAAAGGCCGCTCTTCCCCTTCCCCGATATTCAATTGCCCGTCCGCATCGACCTGGATACCGCCAATCAGGCTGTCATAAACATGACCACCCGCCATGGTCACGTCGCGAAGGGCACGAACTATGGCAAGCCGAGCCGAAATCCTAACCAAGCTCATTATGCCTGCCCCAGCTCGGCAACCAGTCGCGCATGGCCACGATCATCGAGCTCAAGAACCTCGAACCACGGGCTTCCAACCCGTGATGTAGCCTGTATTTTGTCACCAACCGCGATTGTCACGTCAGGATTTGCAACACGATCAATGTGTAATTGAGCCTTGCCGGCAGCAATCCGCACCATCCAGTCCCGTGCAACCGCTCCGCTCACGCTGGTGTTCCTGGTTCCGCCAGTCCTGAGAACAGCCAGGAATTCGCATATTTGCCGAGAAGGGTCAGCCTTTCCTCTTTTCAAAGGAAACTGCTTCACGGTTTCCGCCATGACAGCATCAACCGCCCGGGTGGTTCGCTCCCGGATCATTCGATAATTTGCTGTCATGGCTGCTGGCGTTACTTGGGCGTTTTCGCAGGCTTTTCAGCCAGCTTGTTGGACGCTTGGTCAACTTCCTGGAGACCATCGTCATAGGACTGACCCGGCTTCAGGAACTTGCCGTTGTAAACGCCGCTTTGGGTTACCTTGATCAAGGCCATGGCTTAAGCCCTCTTGCCGCGCAGGAGAGTTTCCGGACGAGTACAGATCATCAGGGGATAGCTGTAAATCTCGACACGGTCCCACGCATCCCGGCCCGATGTGTCTGCCAGCATGAGTCCGTAATACTCCCGCGCCCGCTGATTGAGATATGGCTTGAACTCGTTCGCAGGAGCAAAACCAACCTTGAAAAACCCACGCCCGATCGGAAAGAAGCGGACCTTGTCGGTTCCAATTGCAATTGTGGATCCGTCATCGGTTCCGCGGTAGTTGATGAAGGTGATGCCCTCGATCTCGATCGAGGAATACCCTTCGATACCTTCAAGCAACGGTGCTTTTTCAGTACCCAGCTTGGTTTCCTTGATCTGTGCATGGTTCACCAGTGCATCAAAGAACTCGTCGCCGCACAATGCCGCCACCCGTGTAGATGGTGACCAGGCTCCTTTGGCGGCCTTTTGCATCGAGCGTTTTACATCGCGGCACTTCTTGCGGACATCCGTCGCGGCGGTTGCAAGAGCGAAGTCGATCTCGGCGGATTCAGAAAGGCCCCATTCGGAGAACCAGTCTACCAGAACAGTGGAACCATCGGCATCCAGAACCTTTCCCTGCACTGCTCCAAAACGCATGTGTTCCCAGGTCAACTCCAGATCATCCATGATCTGTGCAGACCGATCGGAAACCTCTTCTGAGACTTCCTTGGTCTGCAGATCAAACGGCAGGGCAGTAACCCCGGCCATTTCTGCGGCATAGATGGTTGAACCCTTTGCCAGACGACTGGTTGGGAAAAGCCGAACCTTAGCCCCCTCCGGCACCAGTTCTTCTGGCGGGGCCCCGGTTTCCGAAGTCGGGATCAAGGAAAGAGCCCGATCCTTCGACGCGACCGCAATCGCCGAAGACCGGGAATAAATCGGTTCGAAAATTGCAAGCGCCCCGAGAAGCTGTGGCTTGAACTCGACCCGCTCAACGACATCCTCGTGAAATTCGACAACACCCCAGCCGTTCTGGCCAAATACGTCAGTAACCAATCCCATGTCAGTACTCCTTATCGACCAATGATGCCGAGAGCGGCAAGAGCCGTCAGGGCTGCGTTTTTCTGGGCGTCATTCACTCCGTCCGTCCACTCAAGGACATCGACATGAACTTCGCTGTCGCGTGCTGTGATCGTGCGTCGGACATCAGCTGCCGCCGCATCGCACCCTTCAAAGAGGATTGCGGCAGCATTTTCCGTGCCGTCCTCCGATGCCGGCGCGAAGGGCGCGTATTTGCCCGAGGCCGTAACCTTGCCAAGGACGGCGCCAGCCTTGAGCACATCCGATCCTGAAGCGATCAACACCTGTTCCCGCGAACGGTAGCCCGAAGCTTCAGAAACCAGGTAATGCGCGGTTGTCTTGAGATCTTGTGAAAGTTCAGTGGCCATTGGATTACCTCCTTAACGGCGCTTGTTTGTGCGTGCGACAGCTGCGGACAATGCGGACTTGTCGCCCTTACCGCCCGGTTTTCCATCGCCCCGGTTCAAGCCAGCCCCGTCAAGGCGCTGACGCTCATAGGTGGACGGGTTATCCTCGGTATTGTTGTCGTTGGTGGGTGTGGTGGCCAAAATGGCCTTGGCGCCCTCGACGGTCACACCATTATCAGCCAGCATCTCGGCCTGCTTTTCGTGCCCCTTGGCTTCCTCAAGCGCCATGATCGCGTCACGACGATCACGATCATCCTTGTCTGCTTTCATGGTGGCGTTTTCTGCCTTGAGGGTTTCGAGTTCGGCGGCCAGCATGTCCGCCCGTTCCTTGTCCGTCATGTCAATCTCCTTCGGTTGACAGGATGCCGCCGGGGCGGATGCCTTCGGCTCATGTGAGATCTGTTTCAGATCCCATTTCTTGGATTTCGAGAGAGCCACAAGCCGGTTCGGCGCTGCGGCATAAAGCCGGTAGTCGAACGCGGAGACAGTTCTCGCCTTCGCCGCGCCGACCTCATCCGCAAACCCCTCGGCCACAGCTTCGTCGGGTCCGAACCATCGCTCGGCCTTCATGATGTCACGGGATTCCTCGATCGTTTTCCCGGAACGTGCGGCGTAAACCCGCGCATAGGACGTGGCCAACGCCTCCAGTCCTTCGATCGTCTTGGCGTGATCAGCGGAGTTGCCGAAAGTCATGCCGGCAGGATCATGGATCATCATCACCGAGCCGGCTGACATGGAGATCGTATCTCCAGCCATTGCGATCAGAGACGCTGCCGATGCCGCGATGCCATCAATCACAAGGCTGGTTTGTCCGGATCTGCGGCCCAGCATGGCGTAGATTGCGGCACCTTCGGTGGCGTAACCGCCGCCCGAATTGATCAACACTGTGAGGTCGGCGTCATCCTCAACTTGGGCCAGCGCCACCAGCACCTCGCCCTGGGTAAAGCCGTCGTCCCAATAGTTATCGCCGACGAAGCCGGTCAACGTCAGTTGACCGCCGTCAAGAATACAAGCCATTTGATGGTTTCCTTCAGTAAGGCCGGTGTCTCACACCGATTGCATAACGCCGACGTGTAGTCCTACCGCTCACTTCATCGCATTTCCGGTCAGCCTCGGCGATCAGCCGATCGAGTGCTGCCGGATCTGCCTTGGCAAACTTGACCATGTCCTCGCCAAATCGCGTTTCAGAAACCGCCTGACCGGTTGCGATGTCGCGGCGAAGCTGACGAAGGTCTATCGCCTCTTGGCACCAGTCCTTCTCAGCCATTCGCCGGTTCCCTCATGCCTTCTGCCGCAGCACCATTTGGTCCGGCACCATCCCCACCAACCTTGCGGCCATGGGGTGCAGTGATAACTCCATCAAGCTTTTTGACCTCGCGCGCGATCTGGTCGGTCTCTTCCTCCCAGTCGAGCCCCTTTGCCGCGTAAATACGCTGCAATGTGGCGGTTCCGGATTCGAGCTCAACCTTGTTGGCCAGAGCAGCCTTGTAAGGATCCGCCTCGGGCTTTTCCGGGCCTCGCCATTCCGCATCAACAACCCGCTCGAAGTTTGCGCGGAAGGCCCGGTATCCGCCCTTGAACGGGATTCGACCAGTGCCGATCATCTCATCGAGCCAGGCCTCGTAGATCCCTTGCACGAACGGCGCCGGGATCCGCTCGCGGCGCCGTGTGACAATCGGCCAGATCGACGCCACACTCATGCGTGTCGAGCTGTAGGACGCATCCGAATGATCCATTGTCAGGTTCTCGAATGTAATCCCCAAGCACCGAGCGATCTCGCGCTGCATGTTCTGCTGGAACGGCACATATTGGGGTCCGGGCGTCTTGGTACCGTGAATCTCAAGCGCCTCGCCGGGGCCGAGATGGTTGATCTGGCTTGCGTCCCCGCCGATCGACAACGTCTTGTTCTTGAGCGCATCGATCCGGTGGTTCCAGACCTCGAGAAGGTCCGATGCAAGGTCCTTGGCGCCCTCAAAATTGGAGCTTTCCTGGAGCATTTGCAGCCCCTCAAACGCCTCGGCTGATGCTTCCGGGCTTCTGATGGTCGCCGCGAACGCGGTTTGCAATAGCGCTGTTGTGAGAGTGGCGTCCGCAAGTTGATCACTTTGCGCAATTGTCTTGAACGCCGGCGTCATTGGCGAAATACCGCGCGGACTGTTTGGCGTCGCGCCGCGGTCCATCACATGTAGAACCTTGGTCAGTACGTTGCCGAACCGCGCTGCAACATCCGCCTCACGTTCAATGCCGGACTCGTTTCGACGAAAACGGTAAGCCTGAACCCGGCCGATTTCATCGTGGTAAACTCCACCGTCCCAGCCTTCAACGAGACTCGTCTTGTGTGGCACCCGGTGTGGAGAAACGAGACTTGTTTTCGTGCCGGTCAATAATCCATATCGCGCCCGTGTTGGGGCATCCAT